GGAACCGTTACTGTATTGATTGATAAGTAGGAGGCTAAATGGCTAACACTACTTCCGGTACAACGACTTTTGATAAAACTTTTGCGATTGATGAAATCATAGAAGAAGCTTATGAAAGAATTGGTTTTCAAACTAATTCTGGATATGACATTAAAACCGCAAGAAGATCTTTAAATATTCTTTTTCAAGAATGGTCAAACAGAGGATTACATTATTGGGAAGTAGCAAATAATTCTTTAACATTAGTTGATGGTCAATCTGAATATACCATGTACAGATCAACTAGTGATGGAACTTCTGATGCAACAGCAGTTTATGGTGTAGATGATGTTTTAGAAGCTGTTTATAGAAATTCATCTTCAGTTGATTTTCCATTAACAAAAATTTCAAGAAGTGAATATCAAGCTTTATCTAATAAAACAGATGAAGGAACTCCAACACAATATTTTGTACAACGATTCATTGATAAAGTTACCATTACCTTATATCTTACTCCTGGAAGTACAGAAGCAGGAAATACAATAAACTATTATTATGTTAAAAGAATTGAAGATGTGGGTGATTATACTAACGCTACTGATGTTCCTTATCGTTTTGTTCCCTGCATGTGTGCTGGTCTTGCTTATTATCTTTCTCAAAAACGAGCTCCTCAAAGAACACAAGAATTAAAATTATTATACGAAGACGAATTACAAAGAGCACTAGCTGAAGATGGTTCTTCATCTAGTTCTTACATAACCCCAAAAACTTATTATCCAAATGTCTAATACTGCTTCAGGAAAATTTGCAAAATTTATATCTGACAGATCGGGCATGGAATTTCCATATAAAGAAATGGTAAAAGAATGGAATGGTGCTAGAGTCCATATATCTGAATTTGAACCTAAGCATCCACAACTAGAACCCAAACCTCATACAGCGGATCCACAAGGTTTAAGAAATGCAAGACCTGCAAGAACAGAGCCAGCTGTAGCAAGTATGCTTCCATCTAATCCGATTGGAACCGTAACTAATTCTTCAACAGTGACGATTACAGAACCTTCAAATGGAAGAAATATAGGTGATGTGATTGAACTTAGAAATGTTGATGGATCTCCAGGAGGTCTTTCTTTTACAACTTATGAAAATTCTTTTGTTATTACATCTGTAACAACAAACAGTTTTACCTTTAATTTAAATACAACAGCTGCTATAACAGAAAATTCAGGAGGAGCGGTCGTGACAGCTGGACCGGTTACATTAACACCATGACTTATGCAGAATTAGTAGCTAAAATTAGAAATTACACAGAAGTAGATTCAAATGTATTTGACGCTACGATTGTAGATGGTTTTATATCTGATGCAGAATTTAGAATATTAAGAGATGTTGATTCTGATAATAATAGACAATATGCTCAAGCGGATATTGTTGCAGGACAAAGATATGTCAATACACCACTTATTTCTGATGAAACTTTAATTATAAGATCCGTTCAAATTACCAATTCTACAGGTGGAGCAGATAACTCCAGCCGCGCGTTTCTCGAATATAGAGACGTGAATTTTATATCAGAATACAATGGAGCGGGCAGCCAGGGACTTCCTAAATACTACAGTTATTGGGATGAAAATACGATTGTCTTGGCTCCAACACCGGATCAAAATTATAATATGCAAGTAAATTATAACTTGAAACCAACTGGATTATCGTCTAGTAATACAACTACATACTTAAGTAATGAATTCCCAAATGGCTTATTGTATGCATGTCTTGTCGAGGCTTACGGGTTTTTAAAAGGACCTGCTGATATGATCCAATTCTACGAAGGAAAATATAAGCAAGCTCTCGAAGGATTTACAGTAGAACAAATGGGAAGAAGAAGACGAGATGAATACACAAGTGGTTCACCTCGACTTCCTAAAACACAATAAGGAGAAAACATGGCTATAACACAAGCAGTCGCAAACGCTTTTAAAAAACAGTTGTTAGAAGGTGATCATGATTTCACTCAAACAACAGGTGATAAATTTAAATTAGCTTTATATGTTTCTACTGCAACATTAAACTCAAGTACAACAGCTTACAGTGCATCAGGTGAAGTTGGAAACTCAGGTCAGTATACAGCAGGTGGAGGAGCGTTAGTTAATAACGGAACTTCAGTTGCATCAGGTGTTGCAATTGTAGACTTTGCTGATTTATCTTTCACGGGTGTTACTTTAACAGCGAGAGGAGCTTTAATTTATAACACTTCATCTGCTACAACCAATGCAGCAGTTGCAGTTTTAGATTTTGGTTCTGACAAAACAGCGACTTCAGGAACATTTACAATTCAGTTCCCAGCTTTCACAACTTCAGCGGCAATTCTAAGAATTGGTAACGCATAAGGAGTAACTCCTTATGGCCAATATTGGATGGAATGCTGATCTCGCCTGGGGTGCGAACTCTTGGGGTGATCTTTCTGACGTTTCCGTAAGCTTAACGGGTGTTGGTCTAAATGTTGCACAAGCCAGTGTAACCACGACAGAAGAATTAAACGCAGGTTGGGGAAGAGAAACCGGTTGGGGTACGCTTGACTGGGGTGATAATAGTTTATCCGTTCAAATTCCAATTACCGGCCAACAACTTAATATTGCTCAAGGTAATGAAGCTACACAAATTGATGTTACACCAAACATCAGTGGTGAAGCGTTAAATTCTGCATTAGGTGCCGTTGATCCAGAACCGGATGAATCATTGGTGGGTCAACAAGTTAATCTTGCACTTGCAAGTGTCACTGCATTTACAGATGTTTCATTTAGTATTACAGGATTAGGTTTAACCATTGCTCAAGGTGATGAAGAAGTTGACAATATTACTTTTGCGACACCTTCTGGTGAACAACTTAATACTGGAGAAGGAACCGTTGTTGTCGGTGGTATTGCAAGAGTATTTCCTACAGGTGTTGAAGCAGCCATTTCTACTCCAGGTAATGTATCCTTTAGTATTACAGGAAGTGTCATTCCTACAGGATCACAAGTTAATGTAGCACAAGGAACTGCGGTTTTAGATGCAAATACGATTGCTAGTCCTACAGGATTAGAGCTTAATACAACAACCGGTTCAGTATCTTTTACCATAACTGGCTCTGTACAATTAACAGGAAATCAGGTAAATATAGCGCTTGGAGATGAAGTATCTCAAGTATGGACTATAGTTGACACAGGAACATCTGTAGCTTATACTGAAGTTTCTACCGGATCTAGTGTCAGTTGGACAGAGATTGACACCGCCGCATAAATTTAATAAATATAACATATTAAGGAATTATAAATGGCATCAAGTTATTCTGCAGATTTAAAATTAGAGTTAATGGCCACTGGTGAAAAAGCTGGTCAATGGGGTGATATTACAAATACAAACTTAACCATTGTTCAACAAGCAATTGGTGGTTATGAGTCTGTTGCAGTTACCAATGCAACAACAGGTACAACGTTTACATTCACTGATGGAGCCATTTCAAATGGTAAAAACGCTGTTGTTGATTTAACAGGTACGATTACAACTTCAGTTAATTTCACGGTTCCTGATTCAATTGAAAAAACATATATTGTTAAAAACTCTACTTCAGGAGCTCATACGGTAGGATTTAAAACAGCATCAGGAACAGGAGCTACTTTTGGAACGACAGATAAGGGAACAAAAATCGTTTATTCTGATGGTACAAATGTTATAGACGTTTTCGCTAATCAAAATCAAATTGGCTTATTTAGTATCCCACAATCTGATGGTACAAACGGTCAAGCTTTATTGACTGATGGATCCGCTAATTTAAGCTTTGGAGACGCGGGAATTTCAACAGGAAAAGCTATTGCAATGGCAATCGTTTTCGGATAAAAGGAGACAATTATGGCAAACCCAAATATAGTAAATGTTAGTTCAATTTTAGGCATAACAGAAACCTTTGCCTTAGATACGACTTTAACAACAACTTTGATCACTGCAGCATCAGATAAAGTTTATAAAATTAATTCAATTTTAGTTTCTAATATTGATGGTACAAATGCAGCTGATGTTACAATCGCTTACAATGATCAAACAAATACTAGAACTTTAGCAAGCACCATTTCTGTACCTGCAGACGCAACATTATCTGTCGTAGATAAGAACAATGGTTTTTATTTAACGGAAGGTGATTCAATTGAAGGCGGAGCAAGTGCAAACGGAGATTTGGTTGCAACTATTTCTTACGAGATCCTAGACGACGCGTAGGAGGTTCGCCTTGATGCTAGAACAAAAAGGAGAATCTCATGGCTAGAGACAACGGCGGAATTATAGGACCAGTTAACGATCCAACATCGACTACCGCATCTGGCGTCTGGTCACTCGAAGAACAGTATCAAGCACAACTTGCAGGTAACTGGCCAAGTGCTCCTGCT